CCCCCCCCCGATATTTTGGCCACCGTCGCCATATGGCGGGTCCACCACGGCCAGGTCGAAAAACCCATCGGGGAATTCCCGCATGGCCTCCATGCAGTCCATGCAGTAAAAGCCCGGTTCCATCATCCTTCGTCCTCCGGCTCCCATCCTCCGGGATTTTTGTCCACCCGGTCGCGGATCGTGCTGCGCCACTCGCTGCAGAATTCGCAGGTGTCGCGGCTCTCGCACGTCTCGTAGTTTGCGCAGTTCGCGCACGAATAGTCCATCATCATCTGTCCCTCCATCTGGGCGTGATCTTGATCTTCGTCACGCTGCCGCTCTCGGCGGTCGCGTCCTTTTCCCACGCAATCGTAAACCGCCCCGGCGGCAGGGTGGGGAAGTCGCCGGACATGTGGTCGTTGAGCAGCGCCGCCTCGTTAAGATCCAGCGCGTCCTGCAGCTCCGCGTCCAGCACGATGCCCGTGTCCAGATCCGTCAGGCTCACCACCTGCGTGCCCGTGCCGCCCGCCACCGTCAGCACCACAGACCCCGTGCCGGTGATGGCGATCTTCGGCGCGCTGGAGGCCGTGCCCGGGTTGATGATGGCGGTCGCGCTGCCGGCCGAAGGGCTGATCGTGATGTCCGTAACGTTGTCATGGTACCAGAATGGCTGCGCCTTGAACACCACCGTAAACCGCCGGTCGCCCCGCGCGGCGATGATGCGCGCCAGGTCGATCTGCCCGGTCACGCTCGCCAGATAGTGCCCGCCGGTGCGGTTGGGCAGCCGAAGCTCGCCGTATCCCTGCAGCCAGCCGACCATGGCCGACAGTCGGGAGATGTCCTGAATCACGCAGTCGATCGACAGGTCCATCGGCTCGAAGACCTCCGGGCCCTCGACCTTGCGGATGTAGCCCGCGCGGCCCACCGCCGTCAAGAATTCCTGCCGCTCTTCCGCCGCCACCATGGGCAGCAGCGTCGCGTATACGCCGTATTCGCTGGACGCGTGCCCGGCAAACTCAAATACCGTCAGTGCCATTGGTTTCACCTCGTGGATGTTTTTCCCGCCATGCATACAGGATCTCCGACTTGTGCTGCCGGCAGGCAAAGCATGCCTTGTACAGGCTGCCGTCCTTTTTGCGCTCCTTTTCCGGATCCAGCACCCGGGAGCAGATCACGCACCGCCCGGTCATCACCCGGTAGTCGTATCGGTTGTTCACGCGCTGCCGGTACTTGCCCCGGTAGCGCGCCAATGCCTTTTGCCGGCAGTCCGGACAGTAGCAGCCGTCCTCGCCCTCCGGCAGCGGCTTGCCGCAAAACGTGCAGCGGCGCTCGGCCCTGTAGCGCCGGTAGCGCTTCGCGTCGATGATCTTGAGCTTGTCCAGGCACACGCGGCACATCATGCGCCCCGGCGCCAGCTCCCGGTGCTCCCGGCACCTGGGACACAGGCCCCGGTCGGTGTAGTATTTGCGATAGCCCTTGAGGTCGGTCATGCTGTCCGGCCTGTCCTTAATCTTCTTAACGCCCATCTTGTTCCTCTTGAAAAGAGTGCGGCGCTGCCGGCGCCGTGTCGACAGGCTCCCACGCCTCGTGCTCGCCCGCGCCGCACTCCGGCTCCAGATTGATCCGGCACTGCCCATTGCCCAGGTAATGCCGGCACGTTTCACAGCTTCTATCCATCGTCTTCCTCCTGACCCGCCAGCCATGCCCACAGGTTCACCGCGAAGGCAGCCAGCGCGAAGCAGCCGCCCGCCGCCAGGCAGAAGCCCGCGAAGACCAAAAACCCATGGATCCCCATCTCCAAACACCGAAGCACCGTCATCTTTTCCCGGCCTCCCGTCTGATCTGGTGGTAGTAGATGCGCCCCTTCGCGCGGCAGGCGTCGCAGGTCACGTAGTCGCCGCCGGCCTTCCACGGTCGACCGCAGTCGGGGCACAGGTCCTGCGCCATGCGCATGGCGCGCTTTTTGCGCTGCGACTTGAGCGTCGACGCGGCGTTTTTCTTCGCGCACGCCGGACAGCGGATGTACCCCGGCAGCGCCGGCGCGCCGCAGAGGTAGCAGGTGCCGCTCTCGCGCGCGGCCTCCCGCCGCCGCCGGTTCCATTCGGTACTGACCTCGCGCCGGCGCTGCATGGCCTCCGGATTGTGGTAGCTCAGGCGCACTTTTTCGCGGCACGCCTCGCACATGGTGTAGCCCGGCGTCGCCGGCGCCTTCCTGCAGCGCACGCATCGCCCGATCATCTTGTAGTATTGATAGTAGTCCATCAGCCGAATACCTCGTCGATCGTGCCTTTGCGCAGGTAGACGTGCGTTTTTTTGTCGCCCTCAAACGCCTTGTCCACCTCGTCCTTTTTGGCCTGTTTCGAGGCATGCGCCAGGATGTCCATGTACAGGCCGATCTCGGTCGCCCCGGCGGCCTCCATGGAGATGCCCGATCGCATCATGCCGTGGAACAGGGTGAGAAGAAAGTCGCGCGGCGTCAGTCCCTCGTCATCTCGCTGGCCGTCATGATCGACGGCTCTGGAAAATTTGCCACGGCCTCCGCGGTGTAGCCGATCACCGCGTTGAGCATGCTGGGGTACAGCACAAACGCGCTGCCCTGGTAGCCGCTCTCCAGATCCTCCACGGTAAACGCGTTGCCGAACACGTCGCAGACAAACTGCGCGCACTTATCCAGCAGCTCGCGCTTGTAGTCGCCTCCGGCGGATGAGTACTCCCGGAAAATATCGTAGGCGTCGAGGCTCAGCCGGAGGCTGATGCCGTGCGCCTTGTAGACCTTGCTCCGTCCCTTCTGGATCAGTTCGATGGTAATCATGTCTTCATCCTCCAAAATCAAAAATGAACGGATGGAAGACCTTCCGGTCATCCATCCGTCTGTTCTTCGGCGGCGTCCACGTGCTCGTAGTACACCGCGTATACGCGCCGATGGTAGATGTACCGGCTGCCATACATGCCGTCGAGGTGCTGGGCGTGCTGCACGTAGAAGCCGCCCGCCTTGAGGGCAGCGCGCAGCGCGTCCACCGTCGCGGAGATGTCCCCGCGCCCGTGCACGTCCACCATCACCCGCCAGCTGTGGATCACCTCGTCGTCGTCCGCGTTCACAGCGTCCCCGTCGGAGAGCACGTTGTACGCGGCGTACACGTCCGGCAGGCTCGGCGCCTGCCCGGTCGTCAGCTCGGCGGTATTGAGATACCCGGTGACGCCGATGGATTCAAAGAGCGCCATCATGCGCTGGTAGATGGTCATCGCGTCACAACCCTCCCTTTAGCACCGCCACCACCGCGGCGATGGCGGCGTCCTCGGCCTGTTCGGCCGCCGGCGCCATGTACGGATGGGGCGGCGCCGGCTTCGGCCCCGCGTGCCCGTACTCCACAAAGTAGGCGATGGGCTCGTCCCACACGCCCACCAGCGCCTCCACGCCGTTGGCGCCCTTTTTGATGCGCGTCTCCAGCCGGTTCTTGATGTGCCGGCCGTCGCTGCGCTGCGGCGCCAGGTCGCGCTCGGCGTTCAGGATCACATCGGCGCCCGCCTGCAGCGCTTTCTCGGCCAGGGCCGTGTTTTCGGTGTCGACCACCCGGTCGATCATCTCCTGCGCCTCGCCCAGGCCGCTGACGTTGAGCCGTATCTGTCCCATTGAATCAGCTCCCAACCGGCGCGTCCACGCTCTCGGCCCGGATCCGCATGTAGCTCCCCGCCCACGGCGCGGGATCCACAAACGTGATCTCATAGCGCTGGCCGCGCCATTCGATGGCGCAGTCGCTGTTGACGTCCGTCCGGTAGCGCACGATGAACTGCAGCCGCTCCACGCGGCGCGCGGAATCGTCGATCACCTGCTCGTCGCCCTTCGCGGCGCGCACGCCGCAGCGCACCGTCACGCGCTGATCGGTGGTCACATAATGCCCGTTGGCGTCGATGGATCTCTGCGGGATCAAAATCGTCGCCCGATACCTGAGTTCGCCCGGATCCACGTGCGGCATGTCAGGTCACCTCCGCGCGCAGCTGCAGGATGATGCCCTGTATGCCGTACGGCACGTGCGATACGTCGCCGCCGGGCGCGCGGTTGTCGAGGTAGTACGTCGCCAGCCGGTACACGCCCAGGTCGTACAGCGCGTCGTCTTCGCGCTCGGTGACGCCGCCATTGGCAAAGTAACCCTTCGCGGCGTCCAGCGCCAGCTGGTACTCGGCGTCCGTCAGGTCGCCCTCCACGGCGTAGGTTCTCAGCCCTGCAAGGTCAGCCATGCCGGCAGCCTCCTTCCGTTAAAGGAGCCGCCCAAAAGGGCGGCTCCATGGGTCGTTATTAGTTCGGCGCGTACACCGTGTCGAAGAACGTGCCGATGATGGTCGACGCGGAGCTGTTGCCCGTGTTGACGCTGGCGCGGATGGCCTGGTCGCTCACGCGCGGGATGAACGTGGCGGTCAGCACCGGCGTCTGCCAGTTGACCGTGCCCTGTTCTTTGGTGTGGTAGGTCGAGTCGCCCTGGCCGAACTTGCCCTTGTACAGCCAGACGTAATCCGTGGTGCCGTCGGAACGCTCGGACTTGAAGCCCATGGCCACATAGGGCGCGTCGTCGGACGCCTTCTCGATCAGGACGCCCTTGGTGTCCTCGGTGGAGCCGAGCAGGTACGCCTTGGCGTCGCCGCCGATGGAGGCGACGGTCAGGGAGAGCTCGAAGCCGTCGAGAGAGTTGAACACCTCATACAGCGCGATGTCGTCCGCGCCGATGTTTTCGGACGTGACCTGCGCGGTCAGCGCCGCCTCGATCACGCCCGGAACCTTGAACATGTTGTCGGTATCGTAGGTGGTGCCGGCGGCCTCATCGGTCAGCATCTTGGCGAACACGATGTCCTTGCAGCCGATGCGGATGCCCAGCTTGCGCATGGAAGTAGAAGCCATATCAATATCCTCCTTTGTAAGATGATCCCGTCATTACGCGCGCGCGGCGAGCGTGACGTACGGGCTGCGGGTCGTGGTGCCCTTGTAGGCCGCGATGGCGTTCGGCCAGATCGGACGGCCGCCGGCGCGATAAGTGAAGCGGAACGCCGTCTCGTCGTACAGGAAGCGGACGTGGATGGACGTCTGGGCGTTGATGCCGGACTTGTCGATCCAGCGGTACTGGCTCAGGTCCGCCAGCACGATGTCGCCGACTGCGCCAACGGCGCTGCACTGCTCAACCGGCACGATCGGACGGCCCAGCAGGGTGCCGTTCGGCGCGTTGGACAGGGAATTCGCCGGGATGAAGATCGGCATGCCGTTGTTGACGGTCAGGCCCTCGGCGGCCGTGGAGCCGGTGTTGACCAGCAGCTGGTACAGCACGATCTCCAGATCCTGGTTGATGTACCACTTGGCGCGCGCGCGGTTGGCGGCCGGCATGGCGTTCCACATTTTCAGGATGTTGTTCAGAACCAGCGAGCCCGCGGCCTGGCCGGTTTCCTTCGCGATGGTCACCAGCGCGGTGTTGTTGGCGTTCAGGATGCCCAGAGGCATGTTGGTGCCGGTGCCGTTGAGGATGGCGTCGTCGATCTTGAAGGTGAACTCATCCGCGAAGCCCTGGGAGATATAGCTCGCCATGGCCGGCAGGTCCTCGAGCATCTCTTCGGAGGCGTAGGCCAGGCCGGTCAGCTTGTGGAGGTCCGTCTGCTGCGGCTTGAAGATCATTTTGGAGGGATCCAGCTCGGCGGCCTCGGCCTTCCAGTAGGCCAACAGTCCGCCGTTGCGGCCCTTGACGTTCTGCGCGGTGTCGGCGCGGGACTCCTGGTCGAGGATGTTGACGATCAGGCGGTTGCCGGCAACCGGCACGCGGGTGACGTCCGGGAACAGCACGGACTGGGACTGGGCAACGTTGAGCAGCTCGGCCGCGTAGTCCGGCGGCACCAGATAGCCGCCCTCGGCGTCGGTGGTGATGTTCTGGCCGGAAGCGGCAGAGCGCACGGAAGCGTACTCCGCCAGGCGCGGATCCATCTCGCGGCCCGCGCGGGCCACGCAGGAGAAGAAGTCGCCCATGGAGCGGAACTTGTCCGCGGCGGACTTCACGGCGTCCACGCCGGACTTGATCGCCTTGAGGTTGCTGGACTGCTGCTCGGTCTCAGCGTCGAGCGCTGCCTGCATGGTCTCGATGCGCGCAGTCATGTTGGCGATCTCCGCGTTCTTGGCCTTCATGGCCTCGATGTCGGATTCGGGGTTGTTGGCAAGCTGAACGGCCTGCTCCCGGGCCGCCTTCAGCTGCTGGTTCATCTCCTTCAGGGACGAACGCATCTGTTCAATGGTCATAATGATTTGCCTCCTTGTCGTCTACAGTGAGATAGGATTTGAGCAGGGTCCGCAGCAGCGCGGCCCGGGCTGCCTCACGTTTGCCGTTATTTTTCTCCGGCTCGTCGTCCGGATCGTCTTCGTCCGGATCTTCGGGATCGTCGGGTTCTTCCGGCTCGTCGGGTTCTTCCGGCTCGTCGGGATCCTCCGGCTTTTTCTCGGCCTGCGCGCGTAGCGCGGCCAGCTTGAGCGCGTTGGCGCTCAGATCGGCGCAGGCGGCCACGCGCATTTTCGCCGGCGCGGCCTCCTCGTCGATCAGGCGGTCGGCGAAGCCCTCTTCAATGGCTCTTTCGCCGACCATCCAGGTGCCGTTGCCGTCGGGACCCTGCAGAAGCGCCAGGATCTCCTCACGGCTGCGGCCCGTGCGGCGCGCGTAGACGTCGATCTGGGCGTCGCGCAGATCCTCCAGGAGCTTCGCCGTCGCGGCGTGTTCGTCCGCGCGGCCTGCCACGGCGCTCCAGGGCTCGTGGATCATCACGCAGCCGGCGCGGGAGATGCGGATCTCGTCGCACGCCATGGCGATGATCGAAGCCGCCGACGCCGCCAGGGTGACCATCGCCACCGTCCGGCCGCGCCCGCTGGCCGAGTAGGCGCGCAGCATCTCGTGGATCTGCTGGCCGGCGAACGCGTCGCCGCCCGGAGAGTCCAGCCACACGCGCAGCTCGCCGGATATGGACATCATGGCGTCGTGCATCTTCTGCGGCGTGGCCTCGTCCCCAAACCACTCCTCGGACTCGATCGCCGAGAGGATGTACAGGTCGCCGCCGTCGGCTGCCTCCGCCAGACTCCAAAACTGTCTCATAGGTAACACCTCCGTGGATTGCCCGCGTCCGGCGGGAGATAGGTGCCTTATCTCAGCATCGGCCCGGGTGAAAACTGCCCGAAGCCCCGCGCCTTGCCAGGCACCCGCCCGCCGTGATGAAGTAGGGTAGCGGACGCAGGCTTATAGCGAGATGGTATCGGACCATCACAACGCCGGGACGGCATGGGACCCGTCCCGGCTCTTCCGGCGCTTAGAAGCTTGTGGGGGAATGGAAATGCAGGAGGTAGAACCGCGCCGGAAATCTTAAACAAACTTACTGGGCGTCGCCCTCGTCGCCCTGCTCATCGCCCTGCTGCTGGCCGCTGCCCCCAATAAAGCCGCCCAAAAGCAGCTCCGGGTGCTCCGTCACCACGCGCAGCGGAATCAGGTCGCGCGCGATCATCAGCTCGTTGCCGTACTGCAGATCGGGGAGCCCGTCTTCGCGGCGCGCCTCGTTGGGCGTCATGTACGCCGAGCGGATGGCTTTGCTGTGCTTGTCGGCCATGGCGGACGTGTCGCCGCGCTTCAGCGCGTCCATGTCAAAGCGGAAGCCGTAGCCCTGGCAGACCTCCTCGTAGGTCAGCAGGCGCCGGTTGAAGCTCTCTTCCCACTGCTTGACGATGGGAAGGATGGTGAGCTTGAGAAACTCGGCCACATCCTGCTCGCTGGTGGAGTAGCCGGACGAGTTGGTGTCGCCCAGCATCCTCGGCGGCATGTTGTACACCGTCGCCACCTTGCGCTTGGTGATGTTGTCCACGTCCAGCACCTTGGCGTCCACCACGTTGCCGGTGATCCGGTCCGCGGTGATGCCGCTGTCCAGGATGATCAGGTGCCCCCTCGACTGCTTGTAGGCGTCCAAAAACGCCTGCGTGTGCGCCTTGCGCTTTTCTTCGGACAGCGCCGTCGGATAGGTCAGCACGATCGAGTCCTTGACGCCCTCGAGCTGGGTCACGCTGAATTCCTGAATCTTTCGGTCGTAGTTGAGCGTGCCGGCCAGCACCTCGATGGGCGATATGCTCTCCACGCCGTCGGTGGACATGTGGTGCAGGGCGATCACATAACTCGAGTGCACCACCGCCTGCCGCCCGTCGTCCAGCGTGATCTGGTACCAGATCTCGCCGGTGTCGGTGTTGCGCAGCGGCTGCACCCTGGTCGGCTCCAGCACGTCCAGATGGTCCACCGTCACGCCGTCGTCCCGCGGCACGATCAGCACGTAGGCCGCGCCCGCCGTGTTGCGGCACGCCTCGATCGCCATCTTAAAGGTGTACGGCGTCGAGTTCGCGTTGGGGCTGTAGCCCACGCAGCGCTCGCGCGGATCGTCGCGCTGGATCTCGTAGCCCTTGTACAGGTGCAGCGGCATGCACGCCATGGTGTGCGCGATGCGGCTGACCGCCGCGTAGATCGCCTCCGACCCCTTGAGGTCGTTGCGCGCCTTCGCACCCACAATCGCGTTGTACAGCGACATCGGCCCGATGGCTTCGGGATGGTCCCGGCTGCGCTTAAACCAGCGGTCAAAAAACGCCATGTAAACCCTCCTCAAAGAGTTATAAAGGTCACTCCGTCGCCCTCGATGGAGCGGCCCGCGGGATTGAGCCGCATCTGCTCGGCGTGCGCGTCGATCAGCGCGGCAAAGCCGTCAATTTTCTGGTACTTGCCGGCTTTCGTCGGCAGCCAGTTTTCATGCTCCGCGTCGCGGGTGCCCTGACGGATCTTCACATTGTCCAGGTACCAGCGGCACAGCGGGTTGTTGTTGGTCACGAGCCGGCCGTCGAGCAGCAGCTCGCGCATGTCCTTCATCGGCGCGTTCAGCGTCAAAGGCCCCTGTCGCACCAGGTTGACCGGCAGCCCCGCGGCCTGCATCGACTGCACCAGCCGCATGGCGTTCGCCGGGTCGTAGCCGATAGACATGATCTCGTATTTTTTCGCGGCGTCCACAAACCACTGATACACCAGCTCGTACTGCACATAGTCGCCCGGCACCAGCGTCAAAAACCCCTGCATGGCCCATTCGTAATACGGGATCTTTTCATTGTCCATCTGGGCTTTCTTCTCGGGTAGCCACGTGTGGCCCAACCAGAAAACGCGGCCGTCGTCCAGCGGAAACTCCAGCGCCGCCGCCGTAAAGTCCTCCGTCAGCGACAGGTCGAAGCCGCCGTAGCACTCCCGGCCCTCGAGGCCGTGCTCGTCGAACGTCGTGTTGTTGCGCTCCAAAACGCTGTAATCGACGTATTTGGCCTCCGTGCTGTTGGTGAAGATGTTGAGCTGCTTGCAGATAAAGTCCGCGCGCTCCTGCGGGATGTGCTTGGACCGCTCCCAGTCGTTTTTGAGCTGCTCCAGATCCAGCAGCACGCCGATGCTCGGGTTGGCCTTGATCCACAGGCTGCTGTCCTCGATGTCGTCGTCCTCGTCCAGTTCGCAGATGAACGCGAACATGCGGTCGGCGACGTCCTCCCGCAGCTTGCCGGGGATCATGGCGTCGGTGAAGAGCTGGTAGAAGTACATCAGCGGCCCGTCGAGCACCGTGCCCATGGTCGTGATGTAGATCGCCAGCGGCTGCCGGCGCTTGTTCATTCCGCGCTTGATGACGTTGATCAGCTTAAAATCGCGGTAGGCGTGCAGCTCGTCGAACACCGCCATGGCCGGGTTCAGGCCGTCCAGCTTGCGGCTGTCGGACGCCCGGTGCCGGATGCAGCCGTTGGTCCGGTCGTAGTAGATCGCGTCCCGCAGCACCCTAAAGCGCTTGGCGATTTTCGACTCGCGGATCTGCGTCGCGCACTCGTTGAACACGATCGCGGCCTGCTCTTTGGAGTTGGCCAGCAGGTACACGTCCGCGCCGCGCTCGTCGTCCTTGCTGACCCCGAACGAGGCGTTGCCGGATACCATGGTCGATTTGCCGTTGCCACGCCCGACCACGATCAGCCCCTCGTTAAATCGGCGCAGCCCGGTCTCGCGGTGCACCCATCCGTAGAGGTTGGCCTCGCAAAACCGCTGCCACGGCATCAGATAAAAATGGTCGTACGCGCCTTTGCTGGGCGTCAGGTACTTCTCCATGTAGAGGATGGGCCTTATGGCCCGCTCCTCGTCGAAGATCCACGGCCACTCGGGATCCTTCTCCGACCGCTCCAGGTCGGCGAAAAACCGCCGGCAGGCCATCTTGACCTTCTCACAGACCAATACCTTGCCGTCCAGCGCGTCGCGCGCGTAGTCGTAGACGCTCTGGATGACCTCAGAGGTCGTCGAAGTCGTCTCCATCGCTCTCGGCCCTGGGCTGACTCGACTCCCGCGCGATCAGGCCGAGTGCCATCATCGTGCGGCGCTGCTGATCCATCAGCTTGATCAGCTGGGTGACGGACTTGTTGTCCTTCCAGTATCGCTGGGTGCCGTTCCTGGCCTCGCCGCCAATGCCCCGCTGCGCGATGTCCGCAGACAGGCGCTCTTTCAGGCGCTCGCTGCGCACCAGGTCGGCGATCAGCATGGCGTGCTGCGGCCGCAGATCCTCGCCGCCCAGCGCGTCGGCCAGCGCGTCAAACCGCGCGGCCATGTCGGCGTCGTCGGGGAAGTACCGCGCGCCGTCGCTTGTGATTGCTGCTTCCATCTTGTACCTCATCAAATTTTGATCACGCGCACACCCGTCGGCGGCTCCGGCTTCGGTTCTCCGGCGCCCTTCTCGGGGTGGCGCTTGTTGTGGCAGGCGTCGCACAGGGAGATCAGGTTGTCCAGATCCATCGCCCGGCTCGGATCCTGCTCGACCGGCACAATGTGATGCACCACGGTCGCCGTCCGGGGCTTGACCACCTCGCCGCGCTTTTTCGCCGCCAGGCAGTCCTGGCAGATGCCGTTGTCGCGCATCAGCGCCAGCGCGCGCGCCCGCCGCCACGCGGCCGACTTGTAAAACGGATCCGGTTTTTTATCGTATCTCATTGCCAATCACTGAGCGCCCGGCCATCGGCCGGGCTGAGGGTGCAAGCGCAGCAGCCCAAAGGGCTGCAAGACGCGCCCGAAACCCGGGACGCACAGCGGCCCGGGGCGAAAAAGAAAAGCGTCAACGTTGACGCTTTTCCCGTTCCCGTTCCCTTCGGTCGAGTGTACCATATCACAGAATGACCGGTACTATCAAGGTCCAACCGGGTCCGTTTTTCGCTTTTCACCTTCACCAATCGTTATTTATGTGCTTGAATCAACTTTCGCCGTTCAGTTCCCGCAATTTTTTCTTGAGATCCTCAATTTCCTCCGGCGTCAGTCCGGTGTCCTCATACCGTCCGAGCCGCTCCATCAGCGCGCCCTTGCTCGCGTTGGTCCAGTACTTGCTGGCGCTGGTCGGGCCGTTGTACCATCCCGCCGCGCGCTCGTGCACCAACCGGTCATTTACCGTCATCATGTGTCAACGCCTCCAACTCAATCAGATATTTGCGAACATCCTCCATAATCGCCTTGTAATCGCAAAACGTAATGTCATCACCCACGTCGATCCGGTACGGACACCCGCCGCACCATGGTCCGGCCTCCTTGCCTTGCGACATGCAGCCAAGCACGCTGTACATCAGCTGCAGATCCTGCCTGTCCATCACTTGCCTCCCTCAATCCGATCGAACGGCTCATCCCAGTTGATCGTGAGATCCATCCGGTCGAATACCTCCTGCGTCAGCTCGTCGTGCGTCAGCGTCATCACCAGCTTGTCGTCCAGCGACTTGAGCACCCGCGTGCTCCGCGCGGCGCCAAAGCCAAACTCCTCGTTGAGCGCCAGACACACCGCGGCATAGCACGCTTTGATGATGGGCACCGATGCGTCTTTAAATCCGGCCTCATAGCCGCGGTCAAACTCTCGCTTGACGTCCTCCGGCGTGATGCCGTTCTGGATCAGCCCGGCCACGCGCTGCTCATAGGTGTAGCTCTCGATCAGCTTCCGGCTGCGCCCGGTCTCGCTGCGCATCATCGCGCGCCGCTGGGCACGGTTTGCCATGTCCATCCCTCCTTATCCCACACTCAGCACCGGCACGTTGACGCCATCCCAGTACAGGATCTCAATCCGCGCCAGCAGCTCCTCGGCCGCGCGCTTGATGCGCTTGATGCTGCTGACGGAGTAGCCCATGTCGTCCGCGACCTGTCTGAGCCCCATGCCCTCCAGCCAGCAGCGCAGCATCACGCCCGCGTAGTTGTCGTCCAGCGTCTCGGCCAGGTACACGCAGCACGCCCGGTCGGCGTCCATCTGCTTTTGCGCCTTGTTGCGCTCGTCCAGCAGCTCGTCCACGTTGGCCACGTAGTCCAGCAGCCGCATGCTCGCGTCGCCGCTGCCGCGGCTGCCGCCGTCGGGCGACAGCCTGGGCGAGCCGTCGCCCGTCGCCAGCGCTCGCCGGCGTTCGATCTTCTCCTCGAGCCGTGCCACCGCCCTGCGGTTGTCCGCGTACCGGACAAATACGTCCATCGCCGTCATGCTGTCGCCCTCCTTTCGTCCGTCAGAATGGGAGATCGTCGTCGTCTGTCTCTGTCAGCTCTTCCGGCGCTTCTTCCGCCGGCGCCGCCTCAGCCTGTCCCTTGGGCGACAGAAACTCCAGATTGTCCGCGGTCATCTCCAGCGCCGCGCGCGCGGTGCCGGCCTGGTCGGTGTAGGCGTGCGCCCGGACGGGTCCGTCGACCTCCACCTTCTTGCCCTTGTACAGGTACCGCATCACGTTCTCGCCCAGCTGCCGCCAGGCGGTCACGCGCACGTAGTCGGTTTGCGGATGCGCGCCCTTCGCCACGCGGCGATTCACCGCCACGGTGAAGACCGCGCAGGAAGTGCCGTCGTCCAGGATGCGCTGCTCCGGGTCCCTCGTCAGATTGCCGATGATGATCAGTCGGTTCATTTTGCCCCTCTCTTTCTCCGGATGTCTAAGATCATCCGGTAGTCGTCCCACATGCCGATGGCCCTCATGGCCACCTCGTAATCGCCGCGCGGCACGTCGCGCATGGCGGTCACGCCCACCGTCAGCTTCACAGCCTTCCGGATCGCGCTGGCAATCTCCGCCTCGCAGCCGTCCGCCCGGTGCTGCTTGGCCAGGATCGCGGCCCGGTCGCGGATCGCGCGATTGAGTCCGCTCGCCTGACTGGCCGTCACCTTGGTCAGCCGGTGCACCTCATCCTCCAGCGCCCGCATGCGCTCGTTGGTCTGCCTGAGCACCATGGCCATCTGTACCAGGTTCTCCCGGAGGTCAGACAATACCTGCGCCATCTCGGCAGGCGCGCCCTGTACGATCATCTCGTTCATTTCGCGCGCCTCCTTCAGTCGATCACCACAGTGTCGAGCGCCTTGATGCTGCCCTCCAGCCAGTCGCGTACCACGGCCAGCTGCCGGCGGATCTGGGTGCGCTCCGCCTCCGGCATGCGCGCCAGCTCCGCGCCCATCTGCGGCAGCACGCCACACTCGCCGATCAGCGTCCGCACCGCCGCCGATACCTCGTTCGCGCCGAAGCGGCTCGCCGCCGCTTCGCGGCCGCCCACCTGCCGGTCGAGCAGTTCCTGCTGCGCCTGCTGCCGTAGCTCGGCCTGCTGCGCGGCGTATTCTTCGGCCTCGGCCAGCTCCTGCCGGAGCTTCGCGGTCGCCTCCTCCACGCGCTTGGCCAGTTCCTCGTCCACCACCTGATTGGCGGACCGGATCAGTTTGTCCAGCTCGCCCCGCAGCCGGACCACTTCGTGCTCAGCCTTGACCTTCGCCGCGCTCATCTCGTCGACCATCCGGCCCTTTTCCTGCAGCCGCTCGATCTCGCGGCGAAGCTGTTTGGTGGTCAGGTCGTCCTCCACGGCCTTGACGGCCACCGCCTCGCGCTCGCCCTCCGGCAGCGCCAGGATCATGCTGATCTTGCTAAAGTCCAGCGCCATCATCGCGCTGCCGTCCGGCACTTCGCGCGCGGCCTGCATCAGCCGCTGCGCCTTGCGCACGTCCATGCCGGTGTTGCGCCTGACCCACGCCTCCCACTGTCCATGTGGGACGAGCTTGCGGTCCTTTGCCTCGTTGAGGCACGCGCCCACCATGAGAAGATTTCGCGCGGCGTTTTGGAAGTGCTCCGCGATGCGCAGCTCAATCGCGCGCAGCGCCTGGTCCTTGGTCTGGATGGTTGCCATCTCTCGCGTCATCGTCATCTTGATCTCTCCCATCTTGATATTTGCTGCACTGGGTGTAGTCCCCGCAGCACAGGTCCATGTAAATCGCTTCCCGCGCGTCGAGGCTTGCGCACTTGTACCGGCGCCCGGCGCACTGGAGGTAGTGCTGTCCCCGGTAGCTGGCCCGCGCCTGGAAGCATGGGCACCGCGCCCTCAGTCCGTCGCGCGGCAGCTTCCGCCCGCACTCACAGCTCTCACCGATCTCCAGCTCCCTCCCGCAGATCGGACACGTCCGCAAGTACTTCGTCGTAGTCACCCCCCAGCAGCCGGCCGCACATCCGGCCCCGCTTATAGTGCGTCATCATCCCCACCGTGTGCCGCCCGCTTTCGCCAAGCAGCGCCTCGATCACCAGGTCGGTGCAGACCCTCACGTCGGCCAGTTCCTCCACCAGGTGGTTGCGCGCGGCCTCCGGCGTCATCGGCGTCTCGCTCCGGCTCGCCCGGATCATCTTGAGCGCGGCCTGCGCCAGCTCGGCGGCCTCTTCCGCGGTCTGCCGCAGCACGTAGTCGCTGCCGTACCGCTCGCCGATCTCACGGTAGCATTTTTCGTAGTAACCCATCTCGTCGCCCCCTTACTCAAATCCTTCCGGCAATCCCTCGGTGCTGATCTCTTCCATCTCCTCCTGTTTGGGCGCGCCGCCGTCGAAGTGCCAGCGCGGGATCCAGAGCAGCCGGACGTTCTTTCCGTTGATGCGCTTCACTTTCGCGGTCTTCCCGTCCTTACCGGCCTGCTGGACGATGCCGGCCTCCCGCAGCATCCGCTGGATCTCGACCTGGTTGCTGCTGAATACGCGGTTTTGATCGTCGTAGTACTGCACGACCGACTTGTAAATCGTGCCCGGCAGGAAGTAATAGTTGGTGTCGTCGCAGTAGCCCACGACGTTGCGCACTTTCGTCAAATCCTTCCCGGCGTCCGCCACCAGATCGAGCACGGTCACGGCCTTGCTCTCCAGCATCTCGGTGATCGCCGTCATGTACATCTGCAGCGGCCGCTCCTCCATCGTGGCCTGCGCCTGCCGCCGCGCGTTGCCGGTCACCACGCCCCAGTAGTCCTCGATCAGGCTGGCGCCCAGCTCCTCGCTCACGGCGCCGATCGCGCCGAAATACTCCATCATCGTCGTCAGGCCGATCATCAGCTGCGCCGCCACGGGTGCCGCGCGGTCGTTGGTGCCCGAGTCCGCCAGCATGCTGATCGCCTTGTCTCTGTACTGCTCAAACATGTCCCGATACCGCCTCGTCAGTGTGTCAATCTGCGGGATCAGCCATTCGATATATCCTCGCATCGCGGCCCGCAGCCATCCGTCCCGCGCCTTGTGCTGCAGCTGCGTAAATTCCGGCGTAAATGGCACGTCGCCCTTGTGGATGTCGATCACGTACATGCGCCCGATGGAGCTCTCGCCGGTGTCCGGCAGCTCCTCGCCGGTCACCAGTCCCAGCGCCCGCGCCGGGTTCTGGCTGCTCAACGTCCGGTTCGCGTTCATCCGGTTGCGGACGGCCTTGTCGCCGAACGTTCGCGTCAGCGACTGCATCACGCTCTCAGCCTTTTTGCGGTCCTGCAGGTTCGTGTTGGGGTGGAAGTCGTCAATCAGGAGCGGCATGTCCTTGAGTTGGAATGCCAGCCGCCGGATCGCGTTCGCGGTGTCCTCAAACGTCGCCGGCTTGCCGTCGTCGGCATTAAAGTCACCGAAGTGACTCAGAAACAGCGTCGCCGTCGTGGTCTTGTGGGTGGACGTGCCGCCCTTGAGCATCATGACAAAGTTGGGCTGATGCCCGGCCCGTTCCAGAAACTCCCTCAGCGGCGCCAGATACATGAGGCCCAGCAGCGGCACCGCGATGTCGTAGCCGACCACCATGGTCAGGTCGATCGATGCCTGCGCCGCGTCGATGGGGCTTAAATCCTCCGGCACGTCCGCCAGCGAGTACCGCTGCAGCCCGCCCTCGGTCTCGACCTCCACGTTCTCCGCGCCGATGCAGCCGCCGTGATACAGGTACGCCCACTGGCCATTGATGCGCCGCCATCCGGTGTGGGTGTAGATCGTCCGCTGACTGGCAGCCATCGCGCCCGCCGAGATGATCACACTGCGCAGCTTGTCCTTGACCGTGTTGCCCGGCATGATGTTCGCCGTCAGGCCCCATCCGGCCAGCGGCCAGTTCATCGCGGCAAACTTGTCCAGGTCGACGTACAGATCCTGCAGCCGCCGCCCGTTCGCGGCCCACCCGGCCACCTCGAGGCGCTTGGTCACGTCCACGCCGTCGTCGCGCGTCAGCTCCCGGACCGGCAGCGCCACAAAGGTGCCCAGCACCCGGTCGCTCTCGTCGCCGCACTGGCAGATGCAGCCGTTGCGCACGCCATAGCCGGGGATCCGGTTGTAGGCCGCGCAGGCGATCTGGTACAGATCCTGCTCTGTCGGCTGCGTGTCCGCCACCAGCTTGTCCAGGATCGCGCGCGCCTGCTCGGCGCCCACGGCCTCGGCCAGGTCGGTGATGTCACCCTTGCGCTTGAGGTCGGGATATGCGTCCCGGAGGTGCACCAGCCGCACGGACTTCGCCATGCCGGTGGTCAGCTCGACCACCTGTTGGCCATGGCCTTCGCCCGGTTCGTCGTTGTCCGGGATCACCACCACGTCCGCGCCGGCCAGGCGCGCCGAGTGCGCTTCCGTCCATGACTTCGCGCCGCCCGGACAGGTCGTACCGCAGTAGCCCCAGCTCGCCAGCGTGTCGGCGTCCTTTTCGCCCTCGACCACGTACACCGTGCGCCCGGCGCTGATCGCGCTCTCGACCTCCGGCAGCCGGTACAGCGCGCCCACGCGCAGCTCTGCCGGCACGGACTTGATCAGCGGCAGCCGACCCTTGTCCGGGTTTGCCGGTCGGTGCTGGCGAAAAGTCTTGTCTCCGTCGGCGAGCCGGATCCGCGCCACCTCAAACAGCAGCTTGCCCGCGCTGTCCGTATACGGATAGACCTTGACCACCTTGCCGATGCGCCCATACGCGGCCTCGTAGCTCGGCCAGGTCTCCTGCGGCTTGTCGGCCTTCGGCTTCGCCGCCGCCCTGGGTGCCGGTTTCCGCATCTGGGTCCGCTCGCCGCTGTCGCTGAATAGCTCCGACATTTCCACGCCGATCGCCTGGCAAATGGCCTCCGTCGTACATCCGGCCCGGCAGGTCATCAGGATGCCCTTGTCGCCCTCCTTGACCCACAGGCTCGGCTTTTTGTCTGCATGCGCCGGGCAGGTGCAGATATACTCATCCCCGCGGCGCTGCTTCGCGCCGCCGAGTGCGTCGAGTATCCCTTGCAGTCCGATATACTTATGCTCTGCCACAGCCCGCGTCCTCCATCTACTTCTTCGTCTTCATCCGCCACCGGATCGCGGCCTCCACCGCGTCCGGGTCCATGCTGTATTTTCCCCCGATGCGCTTGCAGGGGACGAGCCCCTGCAGCGCCATCCGCCGCAGCGTGCTGACCGGGATCCCCAGCTCCCGCGCGCACGCGCTCAGGCTGATGCCGTGCCCGGCCTCCTCGGCCTCCAGCACCGGCCGCACCTCGGACACGTCCACCATCCAGCGGCTGCCCACGTGGATCCCACCCGGATACCGCCCGGACGCCAGTCCGGCCCGCAGCTTGCTGCGCGAGATCTCCAGCTCGTACGCCGCCTCACTCAGCGTCCGCAGCTTCACGCTTACCACCACCATCGTCCACGTTGTAGACCATATCCCAGGCCTCTTGCAGCGTCAGGCCGAAGCGATCCATCAGGCGGCAGATGAACGACGTCTTTGCCACCAGTCGTTCCCCCCGTTCTATTCTTGCAATAGTTATCCGGCTGACGTCCATTTCTGCTGCAAATTGTTCCTGCGTCAATCCATTCTTCTCACGCAACGCCCTAATCGTCATAAGTTCATCCCCCTGAATGTCTCAAAAATAGGTCATAACCTATAATACGTGCAATAATAGGACATGTCAATATCAAATTGGCTCAAAAATGATATTTAATGATAGTGTCAATTTTGATACAATATTCTTGAGGTGATAAAAATGGCGAGACTCCGTGAACTCCGTGAGCAATACGGTTATACTCAAGATTTTGTCGCTGAAACGATCGGTGTTTCTCGAAGCACTTATTGCCGTTATGAACTTGATTTTCGGCAAATTAAAGCACCAGAATTAATGGCGCTTTCTAAACTGTACAATGTATCCATCGACTATCTGCTGGGCCTGTCTGATACAGCGATATGGGATAAAAAAATCGACCTGGTTGACAGCCAGGTCGATACGTCCACAAATTTCAATGATTCCCTTCTAAGTGAAGCGGATCAAAAATCGATCGAACAATACATTGACACTGCGATAAGTCGAGCCCTCGGCAAACTCGGACTATCCGCCGATAGTCTGCCATCACAACCAGATCATACAGATCCTGACCATCCGCAGCCGGCGTCATAATCACTTGGATCCTGATTTGCATGGTTCTGCCTTTCCGTCGAAGCACCCCGACATAGTAGTCCGCGCGTCCGTCTTCAGTATAACACACTTCAGGAGGTACTGCATGCGTCGTACTTTTATTGTCATGATTGCGCTGATAATTTCGTTTCTTTGCCTAACGGCTTCCGCCGAGGATGCCGATCTGAACCTGCTGTGGGGAATCCCATTTGATACGGGTGCATATACCGTACAAGACATTCTCCAGAATGAACGCGGCATACCCTGCAAATACGAATACGTCAAAGGCAATGGGCTGGTATCAAGTCATGCAGAAGTCACTTCAACCGATGACAACCAGCAGACGCTGTATGGCCATAAATTCCAGATCAAATTCGCCGATAAGCCTGGCAGATTCACCATCACCATTCGACCGACTGGAACATGGGAAGACCGCACCGCCGGGATCATGTCGATCGTCGGCGGCCTGTGCAGCCGTTACGGTCTGCCCAATGACGGCCGCTGCGAACTGTGGAGCAATGGCTCCATCTCATGGCGCAATCAGGATGCCGTCGCGTATCACGAAATCATCACCCTGCCGACCGACAGCGTTGAAGATCTGGATCCAAACGCTATCCTTGACAACTGGCAATATTCGCAGCGGTCCACGGAATTGGTCATCCATCTGGCCATTTACAACATCCGGGTGGAGATCAACTGTCACAACATGGACGACGACTGGTGCTCTATCCAGATATTCTTTTTTGATCATCCGGTCGAACTCAGAAAAGAGCCGATCTTCGAAGCCTTCACCGACCCGGAGCCCACGCGCGTGCCGGCGGACAGCTTCGACAGCGATGGTTTTTGAGCCGGTGTAACACCCAAACCACCCGAAAATAACCCCTGCTGTAACACTGCAATTTCAGCCGCATCTATAGTAGGGATTTTTGGTGTTACACCATAACACCAAAAAAATACATACCATACCCTATAAACTATTTTCGGAGGTGCACCATGGCCACCATCGAGCATCGCGGACCCGGCTCCTGGCGCATCGGCATCCGCACATCGTCCGAAGAGGGACGCAAGTGGATCCGCCGGACGCTCAATTTTCCCGAGTCCATGCCGCTGTCCGAGCAGCGCAAGCGCGCCGAGCTGGAGGCGGCGAAGCTCACCGTCGCGGCCGCCGAGGGAAGGGCCGTCCCGGCCTCGGCCATCACGGTCCGCGACTTCGCACAGATCTGGTTAAAACAATACGTCGAGCCGCAGTGCCGCCCGACCACATACCGCAATTATAAATTCTTTCTGGACTCCCGCATCCTGCCCGCGCTGGGTGACATCCGCCTCCAGCGCCTGAACGTCATGCAGTGCGTGTCGTTTTTTAACGATCTGGGCTCCGCGGACAAACTGTCCTCGGCGCTCCCGCCGCAGCAGCGCAAGCGGGTCGCGGATCGCGCCGTGCCGCCGCGGCAGCTTGGCAAGCTGTCCCCAAAGACCATCCGGCACTACTACCAATGCCTGGACGCCATGCTGGGCAAAGCCGTGCAGTGGGAGTATCTGGATCGCAATCCGCTCGACAAAGTAAACCCGCCGAAGGTGCGCAAGCCCCGCGTCAAGTTCCTTGACGACGCCCAGGCCGTGGAGCTGCTGCGCTGCCTCGCGCTGGACGACCGCATGTCCTTCCGCTGCGCGGTGCTGCTGGCGCTGCTCTGCGGCCTGCGTCTCTCCGAGGTCGGCGCCCTCCGCCTGGATGATGTGGACTGGGATAACGGCACCATCAACGTCTCCCGCGCGCTCAACTACACGCCCGCGCTCGGCAATTACATCGACGGCACAAAGTCAGAGGCAGGCGAGCGCGTCGTCACGCTGCCCGCCGGCATGATGGCGCTGCTCTATGAGACGCGCAAGTACCATCAGGAGATGGCGCAGCTGCTGGGCGACAGGTGGAGAGGAGAGGGCCGCATCGTCTGTAATTGGGACGGTACGCCCATGCACCACGACACGCCGTCCAAACAGTTCCGCAAGTTCGCGGACGCGCACGGCTTCGAGGGCGTCCGCTTCCATGATCTCCGGCACACGCACGCCTCGATCCTGCTGGCCAACAACATCGACGCCGTGGCCGTCGCATCCCGCATCGGTCACTCGGACGCCACCACCACGCTGCGCGTCTACGCCCATGCGTTCCGCCGGCGCGATGTCGAGTCCGGCCTCATCATGCAGGATCTCATTGAGCGCGCATACGGCACCGAAGCGCCGCCCACGCCGGCGGACATGCGCATCGACCTGGGCGAGCTGTTCACCGATCACGACTAACGGCAGCCGCCAGATCCACCCACACCATCCACCGCCAGGCCGCGCGCCCGGCGGTTTTTCACGCGCTCAGAATGCCCATGTCCCCATTTTGTACCCCGGCCGATTTTTCCACAGCTTCAGCCGCGCGCCGCATCCAGCACCATGCACAAAAAAAGGACCATCGGCTGCTACACAGTAACCCATGATCCTTTGGTCGAGGTGACAGGATTTGAACCTGCGACCTTTTGGTCCCGAAAACACTTCGCAGTTGTTATTAACCTTCACCAACCGCCAGCGCCTTGCCAATTTTGATTCTGGGCTCCAAACGTATGGACCTATATATATTTTTTGGTGTTATAAGTGTTACAAGTGTTATTATGCTGTAGATCCCTTGTGGCGCTTGCCTTTTCGCTGCTACACCACCGTTACACCTTGCCTTTAATGGTGTTCCGGTCTGGCAGCCCCCATAGCATTTTTCCGTCCCGCGCTGTTTTCGCAGGGCCCTCGCCGGTTCCTGGGGGTGGAGGTGGGGCATGGTTGTTTGTGGGGGGGATACCCCTCTCACCACCGGCGGCCGGCCCTTTTTGTGTTTTGGCCGCGTGCATATCCGTCCGTGTACACCGCACCGGGGATATGCTGCATTTGTCGCTCCCGCGCGCCTTCCGCCGCCGCCGCACGCCAGGCTCATCCGCGCTCGCCAATCGCCAAACCCCTTGCGCCGCAGCCGTTTTCGCGCCCACTCCATCATCAGTTTTCTCCGGATCCCCGCGCCTGCGGTCCCCTCGGCCATCGCCGCCGACCGCCCGCGCCCGCGCCGCCAGCCAATCGCGCAAACAATCCAGCGCACGCGCCAGCCATCGCTCGCTGCACCATCGCGCGCGCAATCGCCGAGCCTGGCTGGCAGCGCAAGCACACGCACCCGCACCCACACGCACGCACACGCAGCCACACCACCACGCACCCACGCACCCACGCAGCAGCCAGGCAAAACCGCCAGAAAAGTCCCCAGCGTCCCCGATCTGTCCCCAATTCTGTCCCCATGCAAACCATGCGCATAAATATAACTGCCCGCGGAAAAACCACCCGCCGGGGCGTCCCCATGGGGTGGGGGCCCGTATGCGCGGGACACCCACGCGCCCGCGCCGCACACGCGCCGGCAGCGCCCACATCCGCGCCCGGATCCGCGCCGGCCAGCGCCGCCGATGCCACCATCACAGCCGCACCCACCGGCCCGGCAGCCCACACCCGCCCGGACAAACGCGCCCCGCCAGCCGGACGCACCCCGGCCCCGCACACCCAGCGCCCCGCACCCCACGCGCACCACATCGAATACAAATACAAAAAGAGCGCTGCACGACACGAACACATACGCATCGCACAGCGCTCCACTCAATCGTCCAATCGGTCCCTATTCGCTCCGGACCCCAACTGCCCCGGCCACCATATCCGCCAGCTGCTGCATCGTCATCTTGCGCTGCGTCAGTCCGCACCACACCTGTCCAGCAGCCGGCACCACATGCGCGGCACACCCCGGGCTGCACAGCCTCCTGGCGATCACCTCGCCGCTGCTCAGGTCGTACACAATCTCCACATAGTACAGCGACAACACGCCAAAGTCCCTCGTCGCGGCAGCGGCCTTCTGCAGGCCCTTCATCTCAAGCCCGTGAGTATCAGTTTTCATCAGCATCCTCCACCGGCGCTTCCACCGTCACTTCGCTGGTCGCCGTATCGGCGTGGATCGAGATCCCGCCGAAATTCATCTCGCCGACCGCGGCCTCGATCATGTCGGCCACCTGCTGGGTATCGATGTCGTACCCGCGCGCCAGCAGCCGCAGCTTGACCCATTCCAGCTTCTGGGCGCCCTTGCCGCCGCCGTAGATCTGCTCGGCGGCGTACACCAGCCCGCGCACCACGTCCATCATCGTGTCGAACTTCGTCTCCGACATGTGCGCCTTGATCGCCGGGATCAGGAAGCACGTAATCAGCGCCACCGCCAGGGAGATCACCGCCTGCACCAAAGGCGTCAGATCGATCGTCACAATAACCACCCCTTCGTTAAAAATCCAAAAGCGTCAACGTTGACGCTTTTCACCATACAAAAACCCGTCACCCGGTCCATCACCGCCGGTCGATCAGATACCGATCGATCTCCTGTATGCTGGCGCTCATCTTCTCCGTACTATTCCCGTTCACCAAATGCCCCAGCATGGCCTTCACCGCCCGCAGCATGATCTTGTCCTCTTCCTCCAGATCCTTCAGCCGCAGATTGTCGTTTTTGAGCATCTGTTCGTGCTGTTTAACGATGGTCTCCAGCTCGGTCACGGGCTGTTCCTTCCGCCGCTTTTCTTCCCGGTGATTCTTCAGTGCGGAGATCAGCACGTTGTACGCGCCCAGAAACACCAGCAGCACCGCCGCCGCGCCGGTGAGGTCGGAAAACGATATGTTTTCCATCAGATACCACCTCCCCGCAGCCGCTCGATCGCGCCTTTGGCCTTGATCAGCGCCATCACGCGCTCGGCGCTGATCTCCGCGCGGATGCCGGTGTATTCGCGGTCCACGCACTCGCCGCGCTCGGCGTTGACCAGCGCCTCGACCGCCTCCCACGCGTCGCGCAGGCCCCGGTCGCGCCCGGAGGCATACACGCGCCCGCGCTCGGTGTCCGTCAAAGGCAGCCCCATGTCGTTGATCTGCACGCGGCTGCTCATTTGCTCACCCTCCCGTATTTCCCGCTTACCCAGGCGTTGGTGTCCTGGTAAATCACCAGCAGCCACCCGCCGTCGGTCTCGCCCTGATACGGGAGCGTCGTGCCGCGCCTGGCCACGCCCAGGATTTTGCCCGACGTGTTCGGCGCGGTCCGGATGTAGCAGTCGCCGCCCTCGATCTCCACCGTCTGCATGGTCTGATCGGCGGCCGCGTCGCGGTCGATCTTGTCTTTCTTCTCCAGCGCGTCCTCGATGGCGGCCATGGTCGCAGGCCCGACGATGCCGTCCGCCTCCAGTCCGTGATCGCGCTGGAACTGTTTTACCGCCAGATCGGTGCAGTCGCCAAAATCGCCGTCCGCGCCCCATTTTCCGAGGTCGTAGCCCAGCCGGATGAGCCGCTCCTGCAGCGTCTGCACGGCCATGCCCGCGTGCCCGTAGCGCAGTCCGTCCGACTGCGGCGTGCCAAACGACGTCCCCTCGGCCCTCGCGCCGTCAGACAATACCACCACGGTGTGCCCCTTGGTCTTCGTGACCAAAATATCGCCCCGCTGGAGATACACGCTCTGGCCCTGGTATTTGCTGCCCGTGAGCTCGTGGAAATACCCCGAAGACCGCAGCACGTTCGGCTCGTCCACGGTCGTAAAGTCCTTGAGGCTGATCCCTGCGTACGCGCAGCACACGCGCACCAGCGCCGAGCAGTCCGTCTCCGTCCTGCTCTTGACCTTGCGGACGTCGAAGTCAAACGCCCGCGCGGCCTTGTACAGCGCGTTGCGCTCGTACTGATCATAGCCGATGTTGTTATTTGCGCACGCCCATTCCATGCAGTCGCCGATGGCCCGCGCCCGCGCCGGCTCCTTCGCGCGGAACACGCGCCAGCCCTTCGAATGCAAATACCAGTTCTGCGTCCCGACCTCGTTGCCGGTCTGGTCGCCGGCCCTGCCGCCGTACGCCTTCCCGCGCTCGTCAATCCGCGCCGACCCGATTCTAACCGCCATCACGCACACCCCTCTCATTCATCCATAATAATCATGATACATCATGATAATTGCCCACTCCAGCCCCCGTCCGTCATCCTGAGCGGAGGCCTGCTGCGCAGGCCGCAGTCGAAGGATCTTCCTTGCCCGCGTTCATCAGAAAGAGGATTCTTCGACTCCGCTTCGCTCCGCTCAGAATGACCAGAGTGAATACCGTCCCAAAAGCCTTCCCCCTTGGGGGAAGGTGGCAGCCGAAGGCTGACGGATGAGGTCCGTCACCCAGCCCCGTCGTCATCCTGAGCGAAGTCGAAGGATCTTCCCCTCGCGCTCACGCCCGCAGCCCTGCCGCCTCTGCGGGTCGCCGTGGCCAGCGGCTCCATCGTCCCATAGTACGCTGCACCCGCCGAAGCGGGGAGAAGCTTGGGATGCCCGTGTTCAGGCCATATTTACTGGATCACAATCCCCGCCGCGTCGCTCACGGCCTCCGCCGACCCCTCCGTCAGCGCGCAGCGGTACTGCCTCTGCGCGGCCTCCAGCGATGCCGTCACGCTCAGCGCGTTCGCCGTCTCGCCGGAGATGTCCGACCACGTGGGTGTGCCGCTGCTGCTGTAATAGGTCATGGCGACATCGCCCGTGTCTGCCCAGACGTAGCAGTTGCCCGTCCGCGTCTGCACCGTCGCAGGCGTGACGCTCACCGTCGTGAGTGTGCCGCCGAGGTCGACCACCTGCGCGCCCGTGGTGGGCGTAGTGCCTGCCTCGTACACGTCCATGCTCGACACCCACGGCCCGACCAGCGTCTGTCCGGAGTAGCTGGCGTAGTACGGCCTCGCCATCAGCGTCCCGTTCCGGGCATCCAGCACACCGCCGTACACCGTCTGACCGAACGACACGTCTACGGGTGTGGCAAGGTCTTCCGGCGCAGGACACCAGCCGGTGGAAGTGTTGCCCTTCTCCAGCTTGATGTTGCGCAGTTCGATGTAGTCGCCGGATGCCATTCCCGTCTGGGTGCTCGTGCCGATGAGGATGTACATCGCCTGCGCATTCGCGCTGAGCGTGAATGTGATTTCCGCGTGGCCCGTGCGCTCTTTCGTTCCTGCGCTCGTGAACGTTTCGATGTTTTCCTGCTTTGCGATGTGATTGATTGTGCCAGATGCGGCGCTCAGGTCATACACTACAAAGCGGAAATAATAGGTGCTGGACGCCTGCGAGGAATACAGCTTCACCGAATAGTCGAAACTGTAGGTATACGTTTCACCGGCTGCCAGCCCGTGCATGGACATGGTGCTGTTGTTGCCATGGTAGTAGCGCACATGCTGGGTCGCCGCAGAATTTGTAATCCGGATGCCATGCTGCGCCCTTACCGACGTATTCCCGCTGTAAATACCGGAATCGCGCGACTGCCCGGCGAGTTTCGGTCGATTGGCGGTCACGGATGTGTCGGTCGCCTCCAGCGTGTTCATCATCAGATTCTGCCCGTCTCCCAACACCGGCTCCTCATCCGACACGAACACCTTCGCCCCCGTCCACCCCGTAATTGGTCTAATATTCGTTGGCGAAGGGTCGCCGCTGCCATCCTGTACAGGCGTCACCGCAGCCTCCAGCGCCGTCACAGGGGCCTCCAGCGCGTCCGTCACGTGCAGCAATTCATCCGGCCCGACCGATGCCGTCGGTGGCGTCAACTGCTGCCACTGATACGTCGGCGTTCCCAGCGCGCTCACGTTGAACGTCGCCGTGCCGCCCAGCGCCACGGTCGCGTCCTCCGGCTGCTGCGTGATCACGATGCCCGCCGACTTGGTGTACCAAATGGTCACAAATGCGTCGCCGGTTTCGCCCGCGGCGTATACCGTGAGCTTGCCCGCGTCCGAGTGCCACACGGTCGCGTTGAGCGAGGCGTTGTAGTACCACGACAGCGGACGCACGCGGCCCTCCGCCGTGTACAGTATGCCCGCGATCTGCACGATGCGCTGCAAGCCGTCCGGGAAGTCAACAGCAACGGCCTGCTCGGCGGTCGCAATTCGCGCGTACAGCGTGCAGCGGTACACCTTCTGCCCATCCAGCCACACGCCGCCGGTATCCTCTTCCTTCAGGCTCCAGCCCGTCACGCCGTAAATCCCGGCATATGCGTGGAACGGATAGAACATCTCGCCCAGCGGCTTTTCACTTGTCGCCGTCGACAGCCCGCCGAACGCGATGCCGTTTTTGCACGCCGGAAGGTGCAGCACGGCCTTGCCCGCCGGAACCACGTCGTAGGCCGTCGCGGTGAAGCCAGCGCTGTCGGTCACGGTCAGCGCCGCGTCCCAGACGATCTCCGGGTCGATGGTATCGCCGATCAGGTCCCGGTCGTCCGACCAAACGAGGCTCGTCCCCGTCGCCGTGCCGGATGCCGTCAGCACCGTGCCGTCCGCGCGGGAGGTCAGCGTCAGCGCCCAGTTCATCACGTTCGCCCCGCCCACCGATGCGATGGCAGCGGACGCGGAAAACCATACGTGATTGCCCGTCGGGTCGGTCTGATAGCCGATGACGTGCTGATCGTCGTCAATGATCTCGCCGTAGCGCTCGGTGGAGAACAGGCTGATGGAGGGACGTGCGTAGTCCCGGATGGTCAGCGTCAGCGAGCTGCTGCTGTCGACGTGCCCGCGCGTGTCGGTCACGGTGTAGCTCATCGCGTACGTGCCGCCGGTCGGCGGGATGCCCATCGACTTCGACGGGAGCGTCCATTCGCCGCCGCTCTTGATCAGGCAGCGATACTGGCGGCCGTTCATGTGCTCTCCAGCCGTAAACGTCCAGCTCGCAGCCTTCGCCGCCGCGCTCGTCGCGGTGTTCCAGTTCACGCCGTCAGACGTCCACTCCCACTGATAGCTCAGATTCTCTCCTCTCGCTTCAACCTTCAACGTCGCGCTCTCATTCGGCGCTACCGACACATCGCCAGGCTGCGTCGTGATCGTTATGCCGCTTCCGCTTCCCACGGTCAGCGTCACCGCGTTCGTCCGAACGCTCTCGCTACCGCTCTTAATCAGGCAGCGATACTGACGGCCGTTCATGTGCTCTCCAGCCGTAAACGTCCAGCTCGCAGCCTTCGCCGCCGCGCTCGTCGCAGTGACCCAGCTCACGCCGCCATCATAGGAGACCTCCCACTGATAACTCAGGTTGTTGCCTCTCGCTTCAACCTTCAGCGTCGCGCTCTCATTCGGCGCTACCGACACATCGCCAGGCTGCGTCGTGATCGTTATGCCGCTTCCGCTTCCCACGGTCAGCGTCACCGCATTCGTCCGAACGCTCTCGCCGTCGCTCTTGGTCATCTCCGAAGCCGTCCACACGGCCTCGGACGTCCAGCCGTCCAGCGCCAGCGAGAAGCGCACCGATACCGGCGTCGCGCCGTCCGCGTAGGTGTCCGTGAGCGTGATGCCCACCATCATCTCCGTTTCACCGCCGAGGTAGTACGGCACCAGACCGTCCATGACCACCGGCTCTGACCCGTCGTAGCTCAGCGTGCGGAATTTGACGTTGCGCGCCGCGCGCGTGTTGATGGCCAGATACGTCGTCTCCTGCCGCAACAGCGCGCCGTCTGAGTCGTACACCGCCAGCGTCAGCTCCATCTGCCCGCTCGCCGCGTCCGGGATGCCCTCCGCCACGCTGTACGGAGGCGTCCACGTAATCGATGTGCCGCTGCCGTCGTACACCGTGCCCGTCGCCGTGCCGAGCCGGTAGGCCAGCACGTATCTGGCGTCGTCCGCGCCCGGCGTGATCGTCCACGTCACGCTGGTGACGCCCGCCGTGGCCTCCACCGTGTCGGTGTGGATGGTGTTCTCCGCGTAGTCCCAGATCAGTATCAGCTCTGCCGGATTCTCCGCATACGTGCCGGTCAGCGTCACGCGCGGCTCGTCCGATGCCTTGAGATGGACGTAGATGTCGTAGCGGTCGTTCTGGCCCTCTTCCATCATGCGGTAGATGTCGGGATAATCGTTGCGGTCGATGGCAACGTCAACCGACGAATTCCCGACCACAGGCACGCTCACCACGCCGTCGTTGGGCACATTCCAGTCGGACATGCTCGAAAATTCGGCGTTGATCGTCCGCGACACGTCCGACACGGAGTACAGCCGCAGCGTAACGGATGAGATGCTCAGTACCTTCCCGCCGGACACCGCGTTGCGCGGGTAGCGGAACATCACACGCGCGTGATTCTCCACGCTCTCACCGCTGCCGCGCCCGACCAGACACGTCTGCTGCGAGTCCCAGTAGTACGCGCCGGACGTCGCGCTGCCGTAGCCCGTGCGAACGTTGTGCGTCTTAATGACCGATCGTATCATAATGCCCTCCAGTATTCAGTGGCCAGTGATCAGAAAGCCCCCGTCGTCATCCTGAGCGAAGTCGAAGGATCTTCCCCGGTCACTCCTCCACATACGTATACGTGCTCGCGCTCGGATAATTCGCCGCCGAAGTATACGCCGCCAGCGTCCCCACCGGCACCGAGATCACGCAGTCGGTGGGAATATACGCAAACGTATTACTTGCACCAATTGTTGGCGGCGTTGTTGGCTCAAAACGTATCCTTCCAAGCCCTGTACATGCGTAAAACGCTCGCAACTTTATCTTGTTTACGTTTTTGGGTATCGTCACAGATGTCAAAGACCGGCATTCTTCAAAGGCATATGCGCCTATTTGTGTTACGCCTTCTGGAATCCTTATCGATGTTAACCCATAGCAATGATAAAAGGTATAATCATTGAGATAGTCCATACCTTCCGGCAGTTTTACAGTTGTTAACGCATAACAATTTTGGAATACGTTATACCCTACGCCCAGCGAATTATCCGAAATGGTAACCATCGACATCTGTCTACAGTCATAAAACATATACGGCAATACTCGCGTTATATCATCACCAATCATTGCTTTACGTATACGATTGGCTTTGTACAATTTTGATACCTCAGTCTTGCCATAAATGGCGTATGATGATGACCCAGCAAAGCTCAACGTCCCGCTCAGCACCTCCAGCGTGATCTCATACTCCCCGGCGCCCGGATAGGTATGGTCGTGGTCCGCCGCACTGGTGCCCGCGTAGGTCTCTGGCTCACTGCCGTCGCCCCAATACACGCGCACGCCTCTGCTGACCGTCTGCGTCCACCTGAGCGTAAACCCCAGCCGGTTCGCCGGCGTATTCTCGTCGATCTCGATCCAGATGTGCGTATTCCCGTCGCTCGGCGGCTCCTCTTCCTGCACGTCCACCGTGATGGGGCTGTACGCCGTGCCCTCCGGGGCCGTGTAGGTGCCGTTCGCCGTCACCTCCAGCGGCACGATCTCCGGGATCGGCACGTCCACCGCCGCCTCCGCGTACTCCGTCACGTCCACGGTGCCGTTTTCGGTGATGGCGATGGTGCCCTCCGGCTTGATGTACCCCTCCGGGATCGGCGCCACGATGTGCTCCAGCGTCAGCGCCGCGTCCAGCGTCGCCGGGGCCGACAGCTCGCCCTCCAGCGTGCCCATGATGCGCTCCATGTCCGCCATATCAGTCCACCTCCGGCGTCAGTTTGAGCAGGCCCTCCGGGAGAAACGTATCGACCGCGCCGTCGGCGTAGGTCATCTGGATGTCAAAGACGTAGGTTCCAAAGCCCAGCTCTTTCGTGTCCGCCGGGTCGAGCCGCAACGTCATGGTGTCGGTCGGGATCTCCTTCAGGATCAGCGGCTCGGTGTCCGTGTACTCGCTGCGCTCGTCGTTCATCCCGGCGTGCTTCACGGCAAACCGGATCACATCGCCCGCGGCCGGCGCATAGTCCTCGCCGTCCAGCGTCAGGTGGAGGCGCAGGGAAAGCGTATCCCCGCGCGTCATGGTAATGGCCTTGCCTTTGACTTTAATCATGTTTCCATCCTCCTCAAATCCACAGCACGCCGCCCTCGGCGTCGGCCCGCACGCTGTAGTTCCCGATCTCGATCTGCCGCTTGACCTCAAACACCGGGCTTGCCACGCGCCCGCGCACCATGGTGGTCATGTCCTGACCATCCTGCTTGACCCGGAAGCCCGTCGGGCTGGTCTCGGTGGTATAGCGGCTGCCCTTCTGGCCCAGCTCCAAAGTCCCCTCGCCGCCGGACACGGAGTAGCGCGCCCACGCCTCGACGTCCGAAGCGTTGACCTTGAGGCTCAAATCGCTCTCCGTCTGCGCCACGCGGGTCGACAGCCCGTCCACGCTCTCCACCGCCGCAGCGATGCCCTGACTGTTGAGCTCAATCCGCTGGTTGACGCCGGACGCGTCCAGACCGTTGATGATCTGGGTGTAGACCTCGTTGACCACCGCCTGACGCGCGAACAGCACGCCCGCGTCGATGCGGTCCGCCGTGATGTGGTCGATCAGCGCGTTGATGGCCTTGAGGTTGCCCGCGGCCAGGTCTTCCGCCGTCAGGCTCGTCTCGATGATGGAGCCGCGCCCGTCGCTCGTCACGCCGGCGTCGATCTCGGCCTCGGTCAGGTCAGCGGTCACGTCCGTCGCCGTCACCGCGCCCCCGGCGGACACGTCCAGCCGGTAGTAGTGATCGTCCGCGGCCTTGACCACCAGTTCGCCGATGGTCGCCCTGGCCAGCTGCGCCGAGAGCACCTGCAGGCGCTCGATCAGCACCCGGCCCTCCACCGCGTCGTCCGCGATCAGCCGCCCGAGATTGCCGTATTTGATCTGCGCGTAGTCAATCGACGCGCTGCCGATGTTCGCGGAGATGATGGTCGCCCAGTCGATGTACGCCGTGGCCACGTTCGCAATGGCGGCCTTGAGCGCTTGGATGTCCGCGTTCTGCAGCGCCGCGGATTCGATCTCCGCCCTCGCCAGCTTGGCCACCGCCGCCGTCAGCGCATCGAATTCGCCGGACGTCGCCTGGATGGTGCCCGCCACCAGCTCGGTCACGTGCGCCAGCGCGGCCGCCAGCGTGTCGGTGGTGATGGTCCCCGCCGTGATGGAGGAGATGTCCGCCGCCACGGCCTGGATCGCGTCCGCCTTGAGGCTCTCGATCATGGCCTGCGAGGCGCTCAGGTACTGAAACGTCCCGGAGCGCACCGCGCCGCCGTCCAGCGATCCCGCCGCGATCTTCGTGCCGGAGACGCCGCCCGTCGGGAGCTGGTAAGAATAGACCGTCTGGCTCACGTCCGTCACGTCGCCCAGCTTGAGGGAGACGTACTGCCCGGCCAGGATGTCGTACTCGGCCTCCACCGCGCGAAGCTCCGCGCGCAGGCCCACCAGGCTGTCGATCACCGTCACCGTGTCGCCCAGGTACACCGACTGCAGCGCGGCGTACTGCGCCGCGTCTTCGTCGCCCTCCGGGATCTGCACGAACTCCACGTCCATGCCATAGGTGGGCAGGTCCGCGCCGGCGTCGTACTCGGCCTGTACGAGCTCGCGCATCTTGCGCCAGGATTCTTCCCAGTTCGTGAACGTCTTGATGTGATCCGGATCCGCGTCCACGATCTGCACGTCCACGTCCAGCTTCTGGGTGCGCGGGAAGGGATAGTCGCCGATGTGCGGCGAGTCGACGGCCCTCGACTTCGGCCCGTCGCCGCCCTGCAGGTACCACGGCTCGCCGTCTTTGGTCTTGCCGACCGGCACCAGGCGCGTCACCACGTTGGAGATGTCCCGCGTGATCTTCACGCCCTGCAGGTTTTTGCCGCGCCGGACGGTCACGCCGCTCTTGCGCTCGCCCTTGGGCAGCACGAACAGGTCGAAGTTGTCCATCACCAGCATGGCGTTGCCCTGCACGAGCATGCCCTCGTCGGGGTCCATCATGGCCTCGATGGGGTTTTTCCACCCGTAGTCGCCCTCGATCTCGGTGTCAAGCCCCGCGGCGATGTGCAGCTGCACGTCCGGCGTCGGGCTCACCTTGGCCCACATCTGCGACAGGGCCGTGCCCAGCGCAATGGGCGTCTCGATCAGCCACGGCTCGTCGATCATGCACGTGCCGATGTCGTAGGCGATGGGCTGCGCGTGCGCGGTCACCACGCCCGCCGCCGAGTCGATGGGATCCACCTTGTACACCCGCCACAGCTGGTCGCGGCTCTGCCGGTACTCCACCACGCGGCTGCCGACCACCTTCTGCTGGCTGATCTTCTCGGTAAACGTGCCGTCGTAGCTCAGGTACGTGTCACTCATCCAGCCCACGCGCCCGCCGGACTGCACGCACACCTGCATCCAGCCGCCGGACGCCGTGCCCAGTTTGATCACCTTCGTGCCGTTGCCGTAGGCGTCCAGGATGGCCGCCGACGTCGATGGCGCGGCGCGCAGCCGCAGCCGGCTGTTGACCCGCACCACGTACACCTCGCGCGTCACCGTGCGCGTCTCGCCCTCGGTGATGTCCTCCACCTGCTCGTACAGCGGGCTCTCGCGCGTGGGCGCCGGCGCCTTGAGGATGCACCCCGGCTCCAGCAGCGCCCAACGCAAGGTCTTGTCGATGGGCTGCGTCACCGTCAGCTCCGTCCACATGCCGTCCGCGCCGTTGACCGTCGCCTCCGTGGGCGTCAGCACCCCCAGCCCGTTTGTGGAAAAGTCCATGCAGCCCTGTGGATAAATGCAGATTGCCATATACATCCTCCAAAAACCTCATCCGACCTCGCTGCGCTCGGCCACCTTCCCCTAAAGGGGAAGGCTCTCCAAAAGCCTTCTCCCTTGGGAGAAGGTGGCACGGCGAAGCCGTGACGGATGAGGTTCCCCGGTCGTCACCCGACCCCCGTCGTCATCCTGAGCGAAGTCGAAGGATCCTCTTTCACCGTCAGCGATACCCAAGCCCCCGGTTCCTCCTCGCCCCGACCGCGGCGATCTCCCGCGCCAGCGTCTCCGCGTCGCGCGTGTCCTTCACTTCCAGCGATCCCACGTTGAGGTTGACCGAGTTGTTGGCGTTGGTCGTGCGGTTCACCGTCGCCGTCTGCGCGGCCCGCATGCCGCCGTAGAGGTTGTTGAGATCCCGCTCCAGCACGGCCTCCGACACGCTGGGCCAGTGCGCCATGCCTTTCTCGAGGCCGCGGCCGAAGTTCATCGTCAGCCCCTCGGCCACCTTCGACGGCGAGTTGATCTGCCAGGCGTTTTTAAATGCCTGCTTGATCTTCTCGGCGTACTGCTGCGCCAGCTTGACCGTCTGCGACATCTGCGAATTCAGGCCGTTGTACAACCCGCGGCCGAAGTTGGTGCCGATGGACCGCCCGGACGCGCTGAGGCCCGAGAAGGCGCTCACGATGGCGCTCGCCGTGGCGTTGCCCATCGAGCGGTAGTTGTACCCGCTTGCGCCCTTGGCGATGCCCTCGGCGATGTCGGTGCCGGTCGGGATCAGCGCCGTCGCCGGCGAGTGCGCGCCCAGCGGCCCGTTGATGGCCGCCAGGATGCTGTCCTTGAGCGCGTTGCCGTCGCCGGTGAAATTGTACGAGAGCATGCCGCTTGCGATGCCCTCCACCACGTCGCTGCCGGTGGTGGTGGTGTCCAGCGCGTCCAGCGCGGTCAGGATGCCCTGCAGCTCCGTCGCGTACTGCTGGGCGGTCTCCGGATCCAGGTCGCCGCTCGAGAGCGCCGCCATCAGGTTGGCGATGTGGCTGCCGATGGATTCGATGTCGGTGTCCGAGAAGGTCGTGCCCAGGTCGATCAGGCTGCTTTCGAGGTCGTTGATCTGCGTCTGGTAGTCGCCCTCGGAAAGGCCGCTGTCGTCGAAGATCTCGCCCGAGTCGTGCAGGTCCTGCTTGGCCTGCTTCACGCGCTCTAATTCAGACGCGATCTTGTTCGCGCGGTCGATCTTGTCCTGCGCGTCGTCGCCGAGGAAGTCCAGCCCGCCGGACCACTGCGACGTGTTTTCCATGGCCTCGCCAGACTTTTGCACGCCCTCCGGGCTGCCGACTTCGGGCGTGATGATCACGTGCACCGTGCCGTCGTCGTCAAACACCACCAGGTCGTTGGCGGTGATCTGGTTGAGCACTTCCGGCGTGACCGTGATCTTTTCGCCGTCCGCGCTCCATACCGACAGCTTCCCTTCGTCCCACGCGGTCTTCAGGTCGGTCTGCCAGGTGGGCCCGAACGCCACGTTGACCTTGGCGGCCAGCTCGATCGCGTCGCCGTTGGTGGCCTTCCAGGCGTCCAGCGCGGCCTTGTCCAGGGCGTTGAGCGTGATCGACACGGGAACCGTCGGCGCCACGCCGTCGCCCAGCGTGATGGAGGTCACCGTGCCGTCCAGCTGGCTCAGCTTCGTCGCGTCGAAGGTGACCGTCTCGCCCTCCTGATAGCCCGTCACCGTGCCGGTGAGGCCGGTGAGGCTCGACAGACTCACCGTGGTCTTCGTGCCGTCGTCGCTGATCACCGTCACCGTGCCGGTGAGGGTGTCCAGCGTGCTGAGATCCACCGTCACGGCCGCGCCGTCGTGCAGCGCGGTCACCGTGCCGGTCAGGCCGCTCAGCTGCGACAGGCTCACCGTGGTCGCCTCGCCGGCGTCGTTGAGCACCGTCACCGTGCCGTTGAGCGCGTCCAGCGTCGACAGGTCCACCGTCACGTTCTGGCCCTGCGTCACCGCCGTGACCGTGCCGGTCAGGCCCTCCAGCGAGGAGATGGACACCGTGGTGCGGTTGCCCTCGTCGTCGATCACGGTCACCGTGCCGTTCAGGGCGTCCAGCGTGCTCAGATCGACCGTTACGTTCGACCCCTGATGAATGGCCGTCACCGTGCCGGTGAGGCTCTCAAGGGCCGTCAGGTCAATCGTAGAGGTATCCATGGTGGGGGAGAGCTTGAGGCTGCCGCCGTTGGCAAACTCCTCCCAGTCCGCGGCCGCCTGCGTCAGGTCCAGCCCGACCGCCAGCCGCTGGATCTCGTCCGGCAGCGCCGTGCCGATCATCTCGCCCAGGCCCTCCAGACCTTCGGTGCCGTTGGCCACGTCGCGGATCTGCGTCAGCTTCGTGTACAGGTCGTCCAGCGTGCCGGACTCCAGCCCCATGGCGCCCTCGATGTCCGTGTTGGACATGCCCGCGTCGCGCAGCTGTTCGATCATGGTGATCATGCCGGCGAGCTGCCCCTCGTCCCAGTCAGCGGTCAGGTTCTTGACCTGTTCCACGTCCACGTTGTCCAGATCGCCCAGCGCGGCCGCCACGTCGTTGATGCTCTGCAGCGTCGTGTCGTAGTTGAGCTCGCGCCCGGCCTCGCCGGCCACCTCCGCCAGCGCCTGCCGGTATTCTTCCTCGCCCTGCGCCCGGCGGCTCTGGTACTTTTCGTTCAGCGCGTCCAGCGCGGTCTGCCGCGCGGTTTCGTCCTGTATCGCCTGAATCGTCGCGTATTCCTTGTCGTAGGATTCGTCCAGCGAGTCGTTGTACGCCTTCCGGCCGTTCGCCAGCGCGGTCAGCGTGTCGCCGATCAGCGTGGGATCCGAATAGCCCACCTTGTCGGCGCGCTCCAGCGCGGCGTGCATGCCGGTCACGATCTGGTCGTAGCCGTCGCCGGTGTCCATCTGGTATTTGACCTCGATCTCGCCGCGCTTGTCGATCAGCTCCTGCAGCCGCGCCTGCTCCTCGTCGGTCAAAAATCCGTTTTTACGCTTTTTGAGCAGGTCCTCGACCTCCTGATCCCACGCGTCCAGCTGGGCGAGGTCATCGTCCATGGTGGCCTGCATCTCCGGCGTCAGGGCGCCGTAGCCGTCCAGCACGTCGCGCTGGGCGGTGATGGCGTCGCGCACGTCGTCGCTGCCGGAGGTAAACCCGTCCACAAAGCTCTTGACGATCTCGTCCGTCTCGCCCTTGCCGTCGGTCCATACCGTGATCAGGCTCTGCAGCCAGTCCTCCGCGGCCTCCACGCCGCCGTTGGCGGAAAAGTCCGAAGCGCTCAGACCGAAGCGGCTCAGCGGATCCACCGTGCCGGTGTCGTACAGGGTATTCGCCTGTGTGCTCAGCCAGTCCTGCGCCTGCTTGTTCAGCGCCTCCGTGGCCTCCCGCGCGGCCTTCGCGCCGGATGCCCAGTCGGCGAATTTGTAGATCAAGAGCCCCGCGCCCGCGATCAGCGCCGCGATGCCCGCCGGGCCCAGCATGCCGCCGATGGCCGACATAAGGCCCGAAAAGCCGCCGCCGGCGCTCGCCGCCGCGGACATGAGATTTCCCAGTCCGCCCGCCACCGCGCCGATGCCGGTGTTGAGCTTGCCCAGGATCCCGATCGCCGGACCCACCGCCGCCGCGTAGGCGCCCCAGGTGAGGATGCCCTTTTTGGTGCCGGAATCCAGCGCCGAGAATTTTTCGATCAGCCCGCCCACCCAGTCGATGCCCGACTGGATCGTGGGCAGCAGCTCCTGCCCGAAGCCGATGGCCATGGCCTTGGCGCTGTTGCCCAGCATGGTCATCTGCGCCTGCGTGGTGTTGTACTTCGCGCCCGCGGCGTCCGCCAGCGCGGTGTTTTCGCCCCAGGCGCGCGTAGAATCGTCCATCGCCTGCGAAAACAGCTCGGTGGCGTTGGTGGTGCGCAGCAGCGCGTCGCGGAAGCGCACTTCGCTGATGCCCATTTCGTCCAGCATGACGATGGCGCTCTCGCTGCCGTTGGCCAGACCCTGAATAAACGCCGTGATCGCGCCCGCCGCGTCCTTGTTGAACATATCGGCAAACGCCGTTGCGCTCATGCCGGCGACGTTGGCGAACTTTTCAAGATCCTCGCTGCCGGTTTCCGCCGCCACTTTCATGTTGACAAACAGTTTGGAGAACGCGGTGCCGCCGGCCTGCGCCTCGAGGCCCAGGGACGACAGCGCGCCCGCCATGCCGATGATCTGCGGCGTGGTCATGCCCACCTGCGCGCCCGCGGCGCCCAGCCGCATGGCCATCTCCATGATGTCCGCCTGCGTGGTGGCCAGGTTGTTGCCCAGATACGTGACGCTGGAAGCCAGATTGGCGAAATTTTCCTGCGGCATTTGCGTCACGTTGGCAAATTTTGCAAACGCCGAAGCGCCCTCGGACGCGCTCAGGTTGGTCGAAGCCGCAAGGTCTGCCATGATGCCGGTGAACTCCAGCACGTTGTCCGTGGCGATGCCCAGCTGCCCGGCGTCCGCCGCGATCTGCGCAAGCGTCGTGTTGTCCACCGGCTTGGTCTTGGACATTTCCAGAAGCCCGGCCTCCAGCTGCTGCAGCTGCTCGTCGGTGCCGTGCACCACCTGCCGCACGCCCGCCATGCTCGACTCCCACTGGATCGCCGCGCCCGCCGAGGCCGCGCCCGCCGTCACGATGCCGGTGGACACCTTGCTCAGCGTACGGCCCACGCGCTCCTGCGCCTGTCCGGTGGCCTTGCTGGCGTCCGCAAACTGCTTGGTCTTCTGCGCGGCCTGCGCCAGGTGCTCGCCGTGCTTTTTGAGGCCCTGGTTGGCCTGTTCCAGCTCCTGCCGCATCTTGCCCAGCGCGGCGTTGGCCTCGTTCTGCGCGATCTTCAGCTTCTGGACGCCCCGGTCGGCGTTGTTGATCTGCTGATCGGTCTTTTTCAGGGCCTTCTCATAGCCCTCGACCTCTTTGGCGGCCTTCTTTTCCTCTTCCTCCAGCGCCTTGAGCTGTTCCTCCAGCGCCTTGTACGCGGCCGCGCCCTCGGCGGTGGTCTGGTCGGTGTCCGCCATGGCCTTTTTCACGGCCTCGATCTGCGCCGTCAGGCTCTCGTGCTGGGCCTTGGCCTTTTCGAGGCTCTGGCCGTACTGCTCGTGTTTTTTCGCCAGCGCGTCCACCCGCTGCTGCGCGGCCTGGATCGCGCTGCCGTACTTGTCCACGGCCTGCTGCTGCAGCTGCACCTGCTGGGCGAGCATCTGCGCGCGCGACCCGGCGGCGTTCATCGCGTTGGACATGCCGGCCGCGTTCATGGCGCTCGCCTGGAAGCCCGTGTCCAGCAGCTTTAACTCGTTGCGGATCGCCGCGATCTGCGATTTGGTGTCGCCGTGCTCAAACGAGAGCCGTACCGCGACGTTTTTTACCGTATCAGCCATGGGTTCACCCCCGTAGTGTGGTCAGTTGTCAGTTGGCAACAGGTCGTGGATGCTGACCTGCGCCGACTCCCGTTCCAGCCGCTCCCGCGCCATTTCGTAGTACACGGGATCGATCTCAAAGCCCCAGTATGGGAAGCCGCCCCGGTGGCACGCGATCAGGCTGGATGCGCTGCCCACGTGCGTGTCGAGGATCTTCCATCCGGGCTGGGCATAGTTTTTCAGCAGCCATTGATACAGTTTCACTGGCTTTTGCGTCGGATGGAAGCGCTTCTCGTTTGTCGTACCTTGTGGTACGCATTCCACCACTTTCGCGTTGCCGTTGATGTTCGTCCATGCGTACTCCGCCATCGCCATCGAGAACTTTTCGCTGATCGTCAGCTTGCGCCATACGATAAAGTTCCGGTTCGGTGGTAGTCCGAAGTAATTCCCGCCCCAGATGATCTGATAGCGTGAGACGCGGAAAAGCTCGTCAAAGTATTCTTTTCCCGGGGCTACGTCCCACGCAATGATTTTTTTGGCGTACTTTGCCGCCCAGGTTCCGCCGGTTCTACTGCACGGCTCTGCTTGTTCTCCATACCCCCCCCCGGATAATTCGGGGTTGTATGGTACTTGTACCGATCGAAGCGCTGGCCGAAGCGGTTCCATTTTGTAGTTTTTGAAGTTGCTTCCTGCAAACCGTACCCCCCCCCCCCCGAATTTT